TCCGTTTCCCTTGCTAGCTTCAAGTGCCTCAAGCCTAGATGGCTCTTGGTCCTTGAAGTTGACGCATCTGCGAAGCACCCTGGGCATTTCTGCACGAAGGTACTTCAGCACTGCTTGTTGACAGTACTGGTTTGCAGTTGGTTCCGCCGTAATCAACCTAGGCTTAGAAAAAGTTTTAGGGACGCTTAAGAGACGTCCTGGGACTTCTTCCGAGCTTTCGGGTTCATCGTGCGGAGACAACAGATCTCCCCTAAACCTAGTAAAATAGGCAAAAGGGAACGCCTCATCTAGCCGAGTTGGCCAGAAGGGAAACTCATACTTCCAAGTTTGAGTTTTGTCTAGATCTGAAACTGCTCCGGGTCCATGACGGGGCTTCAAGTCATAGACATTTGGTTCTGGCATCTTCGAGATGATGATGTCCGCGACCATTTGCATAACTTGAAGGAGCTTTGCCGAAATCTTCTCTTGATGAGAAAACAAAGGCATCGCTCCGTCATCCAGACTGCAGTTATTGCTCTCCAAGAACATGGATGGGACATCCCATCTTACGCTTGGAGGTCTCAGAGATTGTTCGATACGAACAAACTCTTTGACAGTCTGTTTGACATTCTCCTTAGGACACTTGACTTTGACCTTCTTGTACATATAGCACACTTGCCGTATGTACAGAATAAGGTTTGGGTCAGGGTCTTCATAGAGAATCCCGTCGGGTGTGAAAACACACCTAAGAAGTGACGACAGAAGAATCGTCGATTTCCTAAGTGATCCATACTTCTGATCTATAAGAAATAGACCAGATGATAAGCCCTTGTCAAAGGCCTTACCAATGGAAGGGAGATCTTCGAGTAAAACTCTAACACCTCTCGTCTTCACAACCTTGTCAAGTTTGATGTAATCTTGCTTGACATAGGACGTCAGCTCTGGCTTATCCCGCAACACGTCTCCATAGAGAAACGCGTGCAAGGGTAAGAGAGCCAATGTTGGTGTCATTTCTTTCATTTAAACGCTCCTAGTGAGGGTTTGAGAGAAATGTCAGTATGAACAGTGGTCTAGTCTCCTACAATGGAGACAAAACCCAGTATCACGATAAGTGTTACGGCTATGCCGTAAACTACTCCTACTCCGATGGAAGAGAGATCTAACGTCGGAATAACTTCGCAGCGTAAAAGATCATGCTGATAAGTTTCGTCCAGAAAGCTTTTGAACGCCACAAGGTTTTCATCCTTGTGCGGAAGCATTACGCTTCGCGCGCCACAAGCTTACCGATGACGGTGGAGTCCAGCTTCGCCACAAGGGCGAGAGCAAGGTTCGTGATTTCGACGGAATCCTGCTTCGCGTCTGTCGTCTTAATGACAAACCAAGCAGAATCACGCCGAGAGTACACCCCATCCACGTCGTACTGGTCTGCGTCGATCCGCATCATGTGCGTTTCGCCGAAGCCATTATTGGCAGGGACGGTGTGCTCAATCCGCATACTGTAATACACGG